TGGCTATGGCTATGGCTATGGCGATGGCTATGGCTATGGCGATGGCTATGGCTATGGCTATGGCGATGGCTATGGCTATGGCGATGGCTATGGCTATGGCTATAAACGATTACCTGAATTATTAAATGCCTAGTCTTAACCTGTAACGAAAGGAATGTATGAGAATACTTCTAGTTTTGATACTACTCACAGGAACCTGCTGGGCTAAAGATAGTTCAGACAAACCTTTCTTCACTGATAATTCACCATTTGTTTCTGATCCGACTTGCGTAAATCCTCAGTATATAGAATTTGAATCAGGATGTATTAACGATACAAAAACAAAAATAGCAGTAGGCACAGTTATTGAAAAAGATGAAATAAAAACACTACAAGATAAAGTTGATAAAATAGCAGCTATGGAACTCTGGAACCACAATGCTATAGTTTTGATATGTAAAAAGATAGGGTGCGGGGAATGAGCGACTTCGGTATCCTTTTAGTGATGCTTTTCTGTTTAATCTACCTTATCAAGTATTGGAGGGTTTAATGAATTGCGAACACGATTATCCTGAACACGCTTGCCTGAAATGTCATATCAAAAGAGACAGAATAGAAAGCATTGATGTGGCGCTTAAACAGTTAAATAATGAATACTTTTTCTCAAAAACAGAAAATGTCACGTTTGACTCATTAAGAAAAATACTAACATCTATTAAGGATCATAAAACATGTCTATGAATGCGATAAGCAAAAAACTTTGGCATTATTGGTGGGCACTAATAGGGCTAGGAGTTTTAATCTGCGCTGTAGGGATTACAAGGCAATATGCAGAGGATGATCTAAGGCAAAGGATTGAGAAATTAGAAGAAAAACAAGATAATTTATTGCAACAAAATAAATTTTTCATTACAGATACAAATATAATGCCAAGTTGCCTGAAAGGTCAACCATCTAAATGAAAACCCTCTACATCATAGGCATATTAACTTTTGGTTTATTCTGTTGGTGGGTTGGTTATCACGAAGGTAAATGTGATGTCGGATGGATCAATGAACTTTCAGAGGAATAGAACTCGCCTCAAAGCTAGATCCTACATTCGTCAATTCTTCTATCTCCTGCAAAGCTTCCTTGTAATTCGCATGAAAGTCTATCGTGAACATTTCTATCCGGCCTGTAACAATATGAAGATTATCTTCACCTAACCGTGACTTGAAATAGTCCTTACCACTATCCCAATCCGCTAGAAAAGTATTCATAGCGTTTAATGATGCCTTGAGATCTAATAAATTTTCTTGTTTCTTTGTTTGGTTATAGATGTGCATATTTCCTGTGATATGGATAAGCAGAGCGCTAAACACATGTGTGACTTGCCCATCCCAATGTTCTTTAGGGATCACACGAAATAAATTAAACATATGAACCTCAGCGCTATTTTGAATATCATCAATATAACGGTTAAGATTCAGCTCAGATTGCTCGTTCATCTTAACCTCCATAGCTTTGTCAATTGTAGGAAAGAATTGAACGCCTGCTAAGGCTTGGGTGAGAAAAAGGATCGATACACCGGCACTTTGTAGTATTTGACGCCACATAGCTTGAAGTATATTTTCCATAACATTATCATGCTTGAATACCCTCATCAGCCTCATATTGTCCGTAAAGAGCAAAAGTCTTAGGATTCATAACCATATAGTCATGTAGATCTTGCGGGTTAATCTCATTAGGAATGGCATCTATTGTTGCTTGATCAGCGGTTGGTAATAGATTAGCTATCGTTTTTAAACAATTAGTAACATCCACAGAGCAGTATTCAAGCCCAGGAGTATGTATTTTAGGCATTCCAACAGCTTGGCCTAGTATCCCTACGAAATCGTAGACTTTGTGCCACCATGGGGCAGCTAGACGCCTAGAAACGTAATCCTGGACAGCTTTCTCAATATTTGCAGTTGTATTAACCAAAGAAAAGAACTCTAACCTAGAGCCTTTCTTCATATACACAGCTATTGGAACCTCCGCATATGTCCAGGCTTGGGCAGCAAACTTATCTTGGTTAGCCAGCAACATTGCATGGTTCCATGTGCCTTTGGTGCGCCAGGTAATCAGGAAGGCTATAAAGTCTGTGGCGCTGTCACTAAATACAAACAATGGTAGGCTTGATTGTGGAATGGTTTGCGGATCAGTGATTTGCATTATAGCCTCACTTCTTAGGAGGAATATAAGTGACTACTCCTCCATCAACGGTTTGGATGGTGTTTTCCTTTGGTGTAGACTTAATATAATCACTTACAGCCTGCTGTATAGGAGTGAAATTTTCATCCTTACAATTTCCAATACAGGCAAAATAACAACCCTCCGCATTGCCACCAGCCGTTCCAAAAGTGTAAGGGACTGTGTTCTTAGTGCTTGTTACCTGCCCGCAACCACCTTTATATAGTGTGCTTGTGCAACCAGATAGACAGACAGCTAATAAAAGGATTAAAATTCTCATGGCTTTACCTCCAAAGGTGGTTTAGGAGCCTCAGGTATGATAGTATTCTTCTGCTGATTAAAAAAGAACGTGAGAATGACCATCCAGCCTGACCATATTTGATCTGGAACGGCATACTTGCAGATAATCAAAGCAAATACCCCTATAGACACAATAACAGCCAGGAAGTCCTGGATTGTGATGTTCTTGAAGTTGTTGTTCATTATGCCTCCTATTTAACTAAATCCTGAGTTGCATGGATGCCATTAGAACCAACTGAAACGTTAAACTTTAATAGCACACAAACAACAATAATCAACATTACAGCTAAGATTGTCCAGCACCATTTTGGTATGTTTTGCATATTATGATCCTTTCTCTTTACGATTAATAAAACCATCTATAAACTTTGCAAAAGGCCCTATCATTGACTGTACGCGCTCACGCCATATAAGAGAAGCCACAATAATAAACCCTATGGTTGCAAAGACTAACATTGGTACTGCCCCAAACTGATGAAGTAAATAGAATACACATCTTTCAGCGAATGTATGTTGATGTATTATATGTTGGTCAGATGACTGAACCATAGTCTTCCTTCATCTTTTGTAAATAGCTAAGTAACTCCTTGCTGTCAAAGCTCTTCTTGAATATTGGCACGTTCAGATCATCAGCTCTCTTGGAATTAAAATAAGAAGCTGAGCCTGTAAGGATAATAATGTGGGCATCTGGACAAATCTCTCTGATAAGTTCAATAGTGCGGTAGCCATTATGCTTAGGTAAGTTCAAGTCTGTGATAATCAAGTCATACGCAGCAGCACTAATATTGACCAAAGCCTCATCGCAACTATGAACCTGTTCAAGTTCAACATTAGGAAACACGCCCTCTATAGCATGAGCGGTGATAAGCGATTCATTTGGTTCATCGTCAATCAACAGGACTTTCATTAAGTCTTCCTCAATATCACCATAATGATGATCGTCACAATACAGCCCACAACTGTTACTATGATACCAGTCCATGTTAAATAGTCCCTCATTTTTTGGTCAATGGTTTGATTAGCCTCCGATATAACGTCTGCTTTTATTTTTTCAGCATTAATTTTAATCTCTGACATCTTATTGTCTTGCAAAGAGGTTTTGCTGTCCACATCCGTTTGTAAGCAACCAATGACACGAAAGGCTTCTCTGAGATCAGTATCCCTTCGCTTGTTTTCTGTCTCAATGACGATTAGGCGTTTTTCAATATCTTCCATCGAGATCTCCAGGGCTATAATGGCTATCTAACGGAGGCGTATACACGCCTTCTTTGAATACTCTATAAATCTTAGAACCTTTCTTACCTTCCCAATAGATTATGCCGCCATGGTACTCTTCATACTCTACGGCATCCTTATATCTTGCGATATCGGTATCGCCCTTCGCTAAGTAGACTAAGCCTTCCATAGACTCTCTAACCTCCACATGGGGTATTTGGTTGTGTACCTCTATTGTTGTGCCAGCGTCCATTTTATTGAATATCCACTGGTGCTGTTTTAGTTAATGACTTCTGATAAGCGACTACCTGATCGTTAATAAATTGGATAATCACTTGTTTAGCTTCATCCGATGTACAATTCTGTAAACTGCCTGTACTAGTGCATAAAGAATCAATTACTAAATTAACATCAGCGTTAGGTATCTCAACGCTAAAGGTGGTTGTTGTTGGTGTAGAAGGTTGAACCTGCGTTACGTCTGACCAATTTGAACCCGTATCCTGTGCAAATACTGATGTACTAAATAATAATAAAAATAGTAACCACATATTAATTTCCTCCCATACAGACATACGTTAGATTATCGCTGTCTAAATTTGTTAATGCCGTAATAGTTAGTTTTGTTGTTGAAGTCGAAGGCTGCACAGCTAATACATGACTATCATCTGAAACCACACAGAATGGAGCTGTCGACCATGTCGTGTTAAAGGTTATAGCACAACTTGTTACTGCTATGGTTCCTACCGTTATCTTTCCAGCGATGTCAGTTGACTTCGTGCCTATTGTGCCTTGTGTTGTTGAGCCACAATCATTATTAGCCACTGTAGGGGCCGTTTGATGTCCGTAGACTTGACCATTGAATGTAGGAGTTGTTATCGAGTTTGTACCTGTAAGGGTGACTGCTCCTGATGTAGTGATCGGATAAGCTGTACCAGAAGCCCTTAAACCTAAATTAGATAATACTGTGCCTAAATCAGTTGTTGCTCCCTGTTGAACTACTGGCGTTGCATTGAAGAACCCTAACTTTTGGGTTGTGCCTGTTCCTATGATTGTTCCGGTAGAAGTATCTGTAACAATATTCTGAGCAGACATTGTAAGAGAAGTATTTAAAGTAGTATTGCTCGTTGTCTGGGTCTCAACATTTGTTGATCCTACTGTATAAGTAGCTTGGTTTCCATTAGTACCATCAGTATATAGTTTAAATGTTTGCACACCATTAGCACTTAAGACTAACCTAGGAGATGAAATACCATTAGGAGTAAAGTTTGTTGTCCACCTAGCTACGTTACTAATTCTAAATTCATCAACTTTACCATTAAAATAACCAGATGCATAATCTCCTTCTCTTCCTATTGTTAAAGCAGTTCCAGGATTCCTTAAATTTCCAGTTAGAGTTTGTGTACCTAATGATGTGCCATCAAGATAAGTAGTTACAGTTCCACCATTATTTACTAAAGCATAATGATGCCAATTCGTATCTGTAGCTCCAGTAGCTATTGTGGAAGTTTGAGTTCCACCAGAATTTTCCACACGAGTTATTAAATTATTATCATTCCCTTCATATCCTATAATAAAAGACCAATGATTTAATCCGTTATCTCCTATACCACAAATACGACCAACCGTATTTGTAGCGGTTCTTCTAGCCCAAAAATCTACTGTCCAGTTTCCTGAACCAAAATGAAAATCAGCACTATCAGGAGTTGTTATATATGAAGAAGTTGCAGATATAAAAGAACCAGAAGCTGTACCAAATACTGGAGAAGATGTAGAAAGAACAGCACCCCCATTAGCAGTAAATGTCTTTGGAGTATTTTCACTATCTGTAAAAGTAGTAGAACCATTGGTTCCATCAAAATGTAATAATGTTACTGTGTTTGCATCTGCTGTATACGCCCCAGGACCTGAATAATCAATCCATTCCCCTGATCCTAAGACACCATCCGCATTAACCGTAAAGACATCTCTTGTCGTAGAAGATACACCTGTCGTCACCGTATCTGTGGTAGGTGAATATAAATTAGTTGATGATAACGTCCAGTAACCTGTAGGAACCGCGGTATTGCAGTTAAATGCCGTTCCTGAAGCCGTATAAGTACACATATCTCCATCTGTCAAAGTTCCTACGATCAACCCAGCAGATATGGCATTTGCGTTAGCATCCCACTTCAAAAGAGCATTTTGGGTGTTTGTGCCTGTGTTGGTCACAACCTTAGTAGTGTTACCAGTATAAGAACCTGAGATAAGATTCTTACTGCCATCAAAGGCAGCGGGGGTTGTAACCGTAGCTGTACCTACCTGTGGGGCTGTAGTATTGAAGATCTGCTGTCCGGTCCATGTATTAGAATGTGCAGGGGCTAAAGAGGCGACGACTGCTCCTGTGGTTGGGCTTATTGTCAGAGAACCATCAGAATTAGATGTTGAAGATACACCTCCACCAGTTGTAAGTGAAGCTGTCCCTCCAGAACAAGACAAAGATCCAGAAGATACAGTTACTTTATAAGGGAAACAGCTATTAGCTCCACCATCAGTTAAATTTAATGATGCACCACGGGTCGTTGGTCCTGATTGGGTGTTTTGGGCTACACTAGAAGTCGATGCCCATAGACTTACCAGCAGCAATAATATCGTGTATTTTATCAATTTCATGTACTGCCCCTTTATCTAAACCGTCTGCGTCTACTTTATCTGTATATTTCTTTATGGTATCTATGACTTCCTGAATTGTTTCCCCACCTGCAATGACGACCGCAATCTTTTCCGTACCCTTAATACTATAAAACTGACCGTCATTCTCACCTACAACTACGAATTTGATATTAGAACGATCTTTCTCTTCTACTTCAATCTTCACATAATGACTCATGCCGTGATATGAATTAAGGAAAAAAGCTCCAACGTATTTATGTTTAATGTTCAGTCTAACATTCTTCTTAGAACCCGTATTTAATACCACCTCACGCCAGTTAGTTATATACTCGTTATAAATAGCACATAGAGGATTAGGGAGACGACACGTTATATCAAGAAAGTAACTTTCTGTTTTACTGACACATTTAATCTCCGTTGATATACACGATCTATAGTCTAATTTTTTAAGAACTGGTTTTAGTTTTTCCATCCCTTCTTTAAGCAATGTAGGTAACTCTTCACTAACCTTACCGAAATAAAATTTTTTTCCTATTTCATATCCGAATATATATGGTTTAAGATATTCATTACCATTGAATATTAAATCAGCACCAATCTCTACATCAGAAGGTATGGTTTCTTCTACAATAAACTCTATTTTATTCTTGAATGGTCCCCTCGCTGCTGCTAGTTCATCTAACTTTAAATCAACTGACTTAGCGTCTTTAGCGTAAAAACTCTCTACGTCACCACGAAATGTTGATATTTTTATGTACTTGTCTTTATTGGTATTAAGATATTCTCTGAGTTTTTCTATCCCTATAATACGTTCAGACTGGCTAAACTTAATATCTATATCCTTAAGGACCTTCTTCAATCCCCAACGATCCTGCTCCAATTTATGCGCTAAACCACTTCCAAATATAGACTTTTGTTTGTATATTGTTCTAAGAAATGCTATTTCGTCCTGTCCTGTAACATCTGGAGCGAATATACAATCAGCCCATTCATACCATTCGGCAGCGTATTTTACCTTCTCTAAATTACCAAATCCAAGTCCTATGGAGTACCAGTCAAACTTCTGATCTGCAACCCATGATGTCCAGTATTTTACCGTATCACCTTTCTTCCAAAGAGCGTTTGCCTGTTCGCAGTATAGTCCACCAGGATCTAGAGCTAAGATGTTCAATTTGACACCGTAATGGTTATAGGGTATACTTTGAGTATGATAGAAATAATTTTATTATTCATATTAATTTCAATTGCTTATTGGAGTTTTAGTTAAACAATAAATGTTTAACATCTTTCCCCTTCCTACCTATTCCTTCAACTCCTAAAGCTCCTAATACAGATAAAACTTTTCCTTTTGCTTTAATTTCTTCTAGCCTATCTGCTACATTCTTTACATGACTTATTCTCATATCAGATAAATGGTTTATATCATCAATCTGGTCTTTAATAGTATCAGCTTTCATCTGTGATTTACCTTTAGCTTCTTCAAGTCTTTTCTCTAAATCTCCAATTTCTTTCTCATGTGTACTTCTAATATCTTCTAATTCAGCATCAAATTTCTTTTGTAATGTCTTAGGCATCTTCTTTACTGTATCTGTAACTGTACTTAATTTATCTCCTATAGATTTAGCTTTAGAAGTTACATCCCCAACACCTTTACCAAACCTAGATTCTTTCTGGATATCACCTAAAAGTTGTTCTTTACCTGCTGTGGTCTTACCCATAGCGTATTTCTTAATTAGATTAACCCCTTGTTCATCACTATAAGTATCCCCTGGCTTAAATATTCTTCTAGATGCTTTCATAGCATTAATAACAGGTGCATAATCTTTCTGTAATGCCTTATACCCATTAACATTAGACTCCATATATTTATCTAAATTTTTATAATACATTGCTCCTACAATATCTTCATCATTCATACCCTTAACACCAGATAGTTTAGACTCACTTAAAATACGTCTAAATTCTCTAGTTTCATTAATAAAATCTCTGAATGGTATTAATTCTTGTCCTTTACTTAATGTCTTACTGATAATTGGTTTACCTGTAACATCAATTATTCCTGTATTTACTGTTTCACCTTCAACAGCTTTGGCTGCATCAGCGTGTAATTTTTCTAATAATCCTCTAGCTCTACCAGTGGTAATTCCTAAATCATTAGCTTCATCTAAAGTTCTTTTCAATATTCCGTATCTATCTAATTGAGATATGCCTTTTCCACTCTTCTCCATTTCAGAACCAATTTCATCAAGATGTTGACCGAAAACATCGTTCATACTTTTAACTTTATTTGGAATTTCATCCTTCATATATTTTGTAATATCTTCTGCTTCTCCCTGTAATGCCTCCGTCAATGATTGTTTCTGTTGTTCTAAATCTGACATAACAAGTTCACGTCTTGCGTCTTGACCTTCTTTAGTCATTTTTAATTTAGAAGTATTTAATTCTTTTTTATTAGATATTTCTTTTTGTAAAGATTCTTTAATATCACTAAAATTAGATTTTTCAGAATCTAAGGATTCCTTTAATGGTTTTACTAATTTATCTGTACCTTCAGATATTGCTCTTGTAATACTTCCTGATTTAGAAGATGCAGAACCTACTGTTTGTGCCGTTTGTTTTAATTCTTTAGATGCTGCTATTCCTTCTTGTATAGGTTTTACTATACCTTTATTTATAGCTCCCATAATAGGAATACCTAAATATTTCAACACAGGTGCTAGAGCATAAGTTGAAGGCGTGGTTGCTATATCCGCCATCTTAGCACCAACATCAGCCATTGTATTAACACCAATGGCTTGGACACGTCCCATAGGAGTATTCTCTTGTGGAGTATGAATATAAGGCATTGATTGTTCCAATGTTTTACCAGTCAAACTCTGTGCAGCAGGTTGCATGAAAGTTTTAACTAATGATTTTACTGGATGTTGAGCTATGTCTTGATTAGATATTCCAGTGTCTTGTGTGCCGGTACGTTTCATAAACTGCACAACTTCATCTTCACTATATCCTTTATTTAGTAAATTTTGTGCTTGTTCTTTAGTAACTGGCATATTTAACCACCTTGAGATGCTTTAAGCATTTCTTGAAATTTTTCATCAGATAACGTTTTTGTAGACCCACCCATTCCAGTAGACTTAACAATATTACTAGCATCATTAGAACTATAAGAATCATCACTATAATCACCCATCTTTTCTATATCTTTCCTATAATCTTTCCATCTTTGTGGATCTTTAGAAATAGTTGTTCTATGTAATGTTTCTAAGGCGTCCATATTCTCTTTAATAACCGATTTATTTGTTTGTTTCATTCCTTTTAATACACCTTGTAACCTTTGTTTAACTTCAGGTGTCAAGGCATCTTGAGGTTGACCAGTTAGCCATTGTTTAAATGCTTGTGCTTGAGCATAAACTGTCTTATACCCCTGTTCAGACATACCAAATTCAGTAGGAGAACCATTCTGGTATATAGAAGCAACGTCAGCCATGACGTTACCAGCTTCTTGATTAGTTACCATAGGACTATCTAATGTCAATAAAGCACGATTAGCAGCCATATTAGCACGTCCAGCCATGCCTAATGGACTTCTGTTTGTTGCTATGTTAGGATTTGAAATCTTATCTAATTTATCAAATTCTATATCCAAATTCTTTGATTCTTGATCTTTTAATTTTTCCTTCTGCATATCCATACGTTCTTGTTTCATCTCTTCAGCCATAGGATCAACAGTCTTAGTCTTCCAAGTCATTTTCCCATCAGAGTCCATAGAAATATCATATTTTCCTGACATTTTATTGGTATCTAATTTTGGAGTAACTTTAGGCTTAGGGTCTAATCCTAATGGTTCAAGAATAGCTTGGTATTGTTTTTTTCTCTCTTCAGGATCAGAAGAACCAGTTACTTGTAACCCCTTAGCCCCAAGCTTATCGCCAAGACCAGCTATTGTCTTTTCAGCTTGAGATATATATTCATCTGTAGAAAGGGGCGCAGATTCAGTAGTTACTGCTCCAGAATCTTTCATCATCCCTATCATTTGTAAAAATTTCTGCTGTTGTTGTTTCTTCTGCATAGCATCAGCAATAGAACCAGCAGCCGACTGTATACCTTGTCCTAATGACTCTCCTGCTTGCATACTACCTTGGTACGTAGTCGAAAAAGGATCTGATAACCCCATCACGCACCCCCAATCATAGCGAATAACTCAAACACTGGCTTTAACATATTCTTCAATAACGGTTTATTCTTAATGAATAATGCAATTCGTTCACCATTTTTAAGATAGAACCTAAAAAACCATTTCGGTCCAATATTAGCTATAAATTTACGTGCGTTATGAGTTCTAGTATCTTCCCATCCACCAAATACCTCAGCAGCTACCCAGCACATCATAGCAGCACCAGCCATAGTCCCTGCTGCACCTATTAATTGACCTGGTAATGCTTGTTGTGCTGCAACTCCTCCGTAATAGGAACCAAGTTGGGCCTGATAAGGATATGCCTGATATTGCGCTGCTGCATTAGCACCAGTCGCCTGACGTGATAATGAATTAAGACCAAACCCTTGCTGTGCACCGTATAGATTATAGAGATTACCTACATTTTGATTAGCATTTTGATTAATATTTGCACTTAAAGACTGTGCATTTGATAAAGACTGTTGTTGATATGCCATCTCATTTTGGGCATTCTTAATAGCTAAATCTACTCCTGCTGTACCCATATCTCCTATAGGGATACCGCTATTAATAAGTCCTCTTGCATTATAATATTTATTAATTTGGTCTTGAGCCTGTTGCAGTTCAGGTTGCAATGTACTTTGCCATCCAGCCGTAGGATTTTGTGCTTGAGATAATACTTGGTCATACAATGTCTTATTTAAATCACCTTGATTCTGAAATTGCTGATCTGCTGTCAATGCACCTGTTGGCTGTCCTGTCATTTGACCAGTAAAGTATTGTTCTAGTTCTTTACCTAAATCAAATGAAGAGGTATATTGAGAAGCCTCGTCTGGAGTCTGTTTTGTTCTATTATAAACAGTATCCCCAGCAGCTTGGATAGCGGCACCTGCACCTCCATCATTCTTAGCAGCATCAGGAAAGATTAAGTTACCAAGAGGACCTTTAGGCCCACCACGTTTACCTTTAAACCAAACAGGGTATCTCATAATTATATCCTCTCGATAAGTTTATCTTTTTTTATATTAAGCCAAACACCTTTAGTATCTTTAAATCTGTTCCTTAAAATAGTCCTAATCTTAATAACATAGTTACGGTTACGGTATCTTGGGTCTATCCATAAACTCTTTATAAAAACTCTTTTTTGACCATTGATTTCTTGTAAATCTTCCCATGCAACAAAAGATATGATTTCATTATTATCTATATCAAAAATAAATCTATCGTTCTTTATAGCCTCAGATAATGAGTGGACACATTCTATATCTTTACCCCAACCTGACTTGGTGAGGACTTCTTTAGCTATCTCTAATTTTATTTGATTGGCTAGCATTAGGTTCCTATACAAATCCATGATTCAACAAATGTTGTATCTGATGCGTTCTCAATAGCTACTTGTGATCCACTAGAATATGCAACGGCACAAGGACCATTCATATTTCCTAAATTTCCTGCTACTTGATTACAGGTACATTTATAAGATGTTGATGAAGTAAAAGGTAAATTAGTGATATTAGTTGATGATTTATTAGCGACAGATATATTGCCATAAGCTATTTTGGTATTTGTTCCTTGGTACGCTGTTGATACACTTGAACTTGTCCCATAGTCAGAAACACTTGATAAAGAATTAACCCAACTTGGATTAGCTCCTGCTCCTCCTGTTTGCAACACCTGTCCTAATGTTCCTGGAGGTTGACGTACAACAGATGTCCCATTGTCATAAAATACATCACCTTGATGAGTAGTACCTAAATTAACGGTTCCTGTCGCACTTAAAGTTGTAAAAGCCCCTGTATTTGGAGCTACACTTCCTATTGCACCAGGTGACGTAAGATCAAGTTTGCTTGCTACAATCGCTGCTGATGAATTAATATCTGCATTTAAAATACTATTGGATAAACTTAACTGTGAATATGCTATCGCAGCATTAGCATTAATAGCAGAGGATGATATAGAACCAGGAGCATAGGTATCTACACCTACTTGTAAATAAGAATATATTGCATTCTCATTAGTATTGTTCTGGTTCGGATCTATAGTTGCATTAGATACATAATTGTATGTACGAGTAGGAGGAGTAGCTAAAGCTATAGTAGGTACTAATAAGAATAGTATTATTAACTTAAAGTTGAACATTTCCACACCGTTCCTGAAGGGTTAGCTGTTTCTACACAAAATTTATACGTACCTGCGTTATTATAGATAATAGATGTTCCTATGTTGGTATTCCTTACACCATTTGGATCATTTGTTGTAACTTCCAACTGATTAAAATGAGAATATAAAATATACATATAGTTGTATAAAGATACTTCATTGGCATCCTTTGGTGGTGATTGAATGGTCCAATTTGAAGACACAGTATTAGAGATTCCTGCGTAACAAGTGATTGGGATGAATAATAATATTAAAAGTAAGAATTTCATTATGTTCCTAATGGAATAAAATAAACTGTATAATTTGAACCCGTACCTGATTTTTCTATTAAATAATAATCATTTTTCTTAACAGGAGAGAATAAAGGTACAGAATAGCTACCTGCTGTTATTGTTCCAGTAATCACTTGAGAACGAATAGTTGTAGGAGGATTGCTTGAATCTGTCTTTATTGTGATAGTATCGGTATGCGCTCCATCTCCTATAGCATAACCTACTAGAAATCCATCTGTGGTTACTTGTGTAGATGAACCTAACGTAGCAGATGCCCATGTACCTAATATACCTGATATAGCAGGTACACTAGCCCACTGAGGATTTGCAGATGCTCCTTGAGTTTGTAAATATTGTCCATTCGTACCAGGAGTAAGCCTTACGAATGAAGTTCCATTATCATAAAGAACATCTCCCTGATGAGTTGTTCCTACTTTTAATGTTGTAAATGATCCAGTATTTGCTGCTGTACTACCAATAGCTCCAGGTGAGGTAAGATCTAACTTGCTTCCTACAATAGCAGCACTTGAACTTATATCCGCATTAACAATGTTACCTGTCAAATTCAACTTACTATACGCTATTGCAGCAGACGAATTAATATCTGCATTAACAACGCTATTTAATAAATTCAATTTACTATATGCTATTGCAGCACTACTATTAATAGCTGTGTTTGTTATAGTACCTGCTGCATAAGTGTCCACACCATTTTGAAGGTAAGAATATAGACTATTTTCATTTGTATTATTCTGATTAGGGTCTATAACTGTATGAGATACATAGGTATACGTTCTTGTTGGAGCGGAGGCTAATGCTACTGTTGATAATAACAATAATGGTATTAATAATAATTTTTTTATCATATGGTATCCGTAGGTTCTATAAATAATTCCCATCCAAGTATAGTCATATCCTGATCTACAATATTGTTAGAATATAATATTTGAAACATTTGAGTACCAAGATTAGGCTCTTCCCTATCAATATTCAACCCACCACCTGTCCACATATCAACTCCCCATTTTGCTACTCCCCATAACGCACCAGAAGGATTGAATGTGTAAGTATATACATTACCGCTATTACTATAATCTGATTTTACTGTAGTTGTTAGATAGCTTGCTAATGTTGAATTTGATATGTATGTCTTTAATAATCTTAAGTATTTATTACCTAATGCTGCATCTGAATATCTGAACCATTTTGTCTGATAAAATGAATAAATAGAACCTGAAGTTGTTGTACAAACATTATTTACATCACAAGTGTTACTAACATCATGGTATGTACCTATATTTGGATAAAAATAAATAAGACCTTTATTATCACCAAATATCATTATATTCTGACCATTGGATGAGTCTACAACAGCCCAAGCATTTGGAGTTATTCCACTAAATACAGTCCATGCACTTCTATAGGTATCATATAAAAGAACAGAATTATTTTGATTAGTTCCTACTAATGACTCGGCAACATAATAATCTAGGTCTTTATATTTATAAGAAGAGAACCCAAGACCTATGGCGGTTGATGCCCTGTTAAAATTATTTCCACCAATTGTATTCCTTATCTTACTACTAAGGAATTGAACACTATAGTTACCATCATAAATAGCAATATCATTCTGTTTCGTAACGAAAAATATATGACCGTTGATTACTGAAATAGATTGTTGACTTAAGGTTCCTACATTATCAACCATTTTCTGTAAACTAAAATCAGCGTTACTTGAACCTGTCAACATCCAAATACTGTTGTCTTCAAATATATATAAATTACCATAAGCAGATACTAATGCTGTAACCTTTTGACCATTGTTCTTATCTAAGTCAAAGAAATCCGTTGCGTTGAATACTGTTATTCCATTCGTTAAATCACTATATCTTACCCTTGATGGGTTATTCGGATCTCCTGATATAAATAGTATATTCTTATGAAAAACAGATATCGTTGACGGAGTTACGTTTGCACTGTTTGTAAGTGTATATATATTACCAGTTGCTTGCCATGCCCAAGGGTTTGTTACATTACTTGCTTGGGGAGTTATAACAAGAACATTATTAGCCTGTGAAAATGTTACATATTGATTATTATTATAGGTTGTAGGTAAATTTCCTCCATCTATTCTTGTCCAAGAACCTACAGGTATATTATTACTTGCATCATATTGCTTTTGGAAACATTCCAATTGTGAGCTTACATTAGCACAAGCTACAATATAATTATTACCACCGTACTGTTTATAATAATAAATACCTGTAATGGCAGAAGAACCTGCTACTACAGCGTACGCTGCTCCAGGACTTGTTATATTCTGATATCCATACCTCTTAGATATTGCACCACCTGTATCAAAGACAACATTCTGTATAGAAGTTGCTTCATTATCTGCTATCTCTAGTTTAGAAAGATTATCGTTTAAACCTCCATAATTTGAAAAATATGAATATTTATCCCAAGGCAATTTAGCGTATGCGTTTGAACATATAAGAATACATATAAGGAATATTAATAATTTCTTCATTATGGAGAACTATACCTACGATCAAAACTTCCTTTTTCTAAACCGTCAAAGAATACATTGCCTCTATCTTGAGAATTCCTACGATATATTCTATCCGCTGCATGATTACCAATCTTTTTCTTCATATTCTGTAATCCTTCTAAGAATCTAGCTTCTGCCTGGGTGTATGCCTTCTCAATATCTCCCTTTTGAAGGTAAATCCAACTTAATGCACCCCACACTATAATCCAATGCCAATCTTGAGGTAGGTCTGGAACATCATAAGAATTAACAAGAATATCAGGCATACGAAAATATCTATAATACAAATTCTCTTGATCATTAGGAATTGGGAATACTTGAACTTTTATATTTCTTAAATTAAGAGTATAAGATGATGCGGATACCGTACCTAGAGCATTTTCATAAGTTGTTATAGAAGTATCTGAATTAACAGATTTAACTGTATATCTATTGCTTGCTATAATAATATCTGTCATTCTTCCTAGGCCTTCAACAGAAGACCAAGATGTTCCAACACCTGTTATTGTCCCACTATTAATGGTTGTCGATACTGTTCCTGTAACATATGTATCTAACTTAGTTCCCTCCATAACTTCTATATAAGGAGAAGAAAAGGATGTTTGAGTTGGGAATATTTTATCAAACTTAGTTGGTGGCATTCCGTTCATGGCTAAACTATTTTGTATCTGAACAATAGTTTTATATGCCTGAACATCAGGAGACAATTTGTATTCATCCTTATAAATATTGTAAGTAGATCCTGATTGAGTTGTTCCTTGATATGGAACAGCTAATGTAATACTTGTTGTACTATTAACAGTTAATACATAATAGTAAGCATTATCACCACCTATTTGTATCTTTCTTCCAACCATTGCTGATGTCCATACGGTATTAGTCCCTGTAACCGTGGCAGACCCATTTGTAACAGCTACTGTACCTGTAGAATACGGAGCAGTGGTTGTTATAACCTGGTTCTGCATATAATAAGGCCATTCAAAATATTGACTTATTCTATTAATAGCCCATTGAATAGAGAATTGAACAAGAGCTGTTTGACTCTGAACTAAACTCATATTAACAACTTGATTTTGCACATCTAAGAATGTCATTAGACACCTTCCCCTACGAATACATTATTACCACCTGAACCTGCGATAGCATATATAACTGCTCCATCAGTACAGGGGATTGTAATGTCGCTAAAAGGATTAAGTTGATAACCGTTGGATGTTGTTACAGAAGCATCCCCTATGAAAACAGGATTAGCAGACTGATTCTGAACTAATATGAATGTTCTATTCGATCTAGGATTGCTTGGTAAAGCTAAAGCAGATGTTCCTACAGCTACGGTGGTAGGTAGAATACTTACATTGATTCTGGAAGTAACTAACCTCTGTATAGAGTCCCTATCTCCTGTGTTTGGATCTCGTACCTGAGACATTATTTACCTGCCAGTAATTGCTGTCTTCCAAATTCTTCTTTTTTAGATAATAATTCTTTCTCTTGTTTTTCAACTTCTGACTTTTTATCCATTACAGACTTAAAAAGAATTTTTTCTTCTTCAATCTTTGCCTGTAACTGTGCTATCCTTTCATCATTTTCTTTCTTAGCCTCTTCTAAAGCTTCTTGTTGTTCCGTAATTGTTCTTAACTTAGGTTCAACAAACTCTTTTAAATTACCTAAATCTTTTGCCTTTTGTTCTATTTCTCTTGCCCTGGATTCAAGAGCATCATTAAGATTAGTTAATCTAATATTCTCTTGGTGTGCTATTTCTTCTATCTCTTTAGCCTTAATTAAAGCCATGTTAGCATTATTCTGCTGAGTCAATACCTCTGCTCTTTGTGTCTCAGCTTGTTTTATCATATCAATAGCTTGAATCCTCATACCTTCAACTCTTACAAGCTCTTCCTTTAATTTAACTCTTTCAGCATTAAGACCTTCAAATTTCTGATGCTGTAAATTAAGGTCAGCCGTAATCTGCCTTTGCTGTTGAACATGAATATCTATTTCATTCTTGTTCTTTATTATCTCATTAGTTTTTTCTGCTAATAGATTCTTGAATTTCTGTTCTTCAGAACGTTTCCATCTTTCAAATTCTTGAGTGTCTTTAAGAAATTTTTCCTTTAGTTTAACTGAATTGACATTTTCAAGAAGAATCTGATTTTTTATATCTTCAAGTTCTTTTTTAGATTGAGCGATTAATTGCTGGATTGCTCCATTATAATCAATTAATGTAACATCATTCTCATCTGGTTTACTTTTTAATGCTGTTGACGGTGGCATATTAACTCCTTATGTTTTTTCAATTCCTGCGAACAATATTAAACCATTTAAAGCAAGTGGTGGAAATTCCATCGGAAACGATCCAAACATTACTATTAAGAAAGCAAAAAAACATCCAAAATAAGCATAACCTATTCTATTGTCTGATTTAAAATTAAATCTACGAATAGAATTTATTATGACTAATAATAGTAAAAATAAACCTACTGCACCTACAGAACAATACGTCTCTAAATAATCATTATGTGCAAACATCCAAAAGTTTTCTCTATTAACTCCATCTGCTTTTAATGCACCTGTCTGTACATTAAGAGATTTAACTATACCTAAACCTCTTCCAAATAAAGGATTGTCCATACGTTTTACCATCATGCTCCATGCTTCCGTCCTGCCAGTAAAACCATTGTTAATTTTATTAAAGTCCTTATTAATAAAACAGAATATAAAAAATAAAATACATCCTAAGGCAACTATCCCTAATACCATCCTTTTTCCTGCATACTTAATAGTTGTATAAATTGATATACCTATAACAGCAGAAAAAACAGATAAACTTGATTTAGTTAATAATAATGTTATTACGCATAATGCCATACCTATATAATATTTAGGTTTATTAAAATAAATAAATAACGGTAGAACTAGGCATAGGTAGTTACCAACCATATCTGGATGGTCAAGTAATGCAGCTATGTGACGAGGCTCTTTGTAGGTATAAGTTGCTAGGTGACTCATAGGGTCCAGTCCTACCGATTGAAATATACAAAATATTGATACTAATGTTGAAGATATGCACATAGCTTTTGCACATCTTATGAAATCAGAACGTTCAAAGTTTGAACATATTAAATAAAAGGCTGTTAAAGCAAGTATATAATGTAAGCATGACTCAATTGTTCCTGCGTTATAACCTTGCCCTTTCAATAATGGTAAATACCAATTAAGCCCCATTGTTACAAATACTACTATAGAAAACCATGCTAAATACTTATTCTTATACTCAAACTTCAATCCATTAATTAATGCCATCACGATAACACCCATCATTGCGAAATCAAAGAATGCTGCTTTAATTAACCTGGTAGGTTCAGGAATATCATTAAACGGAATTATCAGCCAAGGTATTATCAGTATTGCTATAACTATTACATTTACCATCATACTCCTAAATTAGTCCCCCTTTTGTCTTGAGAGGGGGATGAACTCGTTATGGTTTAGTTTTCAACTTGTGGTTGAATCCATGCCCAATAAGTATTAGCAGCATCACCAGTATCGGTAGTTACTGTTGCGCTTAATATTCTGCCTAAGATACCATGATTAGTACCAGCAGCAGTTGATGTACCTCCTACTAGACCAGCAGTTGTGCTCGCATTAGAGAACACAGTACCAGCAGCAGGACCACCTACACCAGTCCACACAACTTTATGAGGACCACGAACACAAACACGACCTAATGCACCAGCCGCAATTGCTTCATCTGTAACACCAAAGATATAAACGCTATCTGTAGTAGCAGATGTTGTAATATATTGCCCTAAATTAGCTGATCCTGATCCAATCTTTGCAACAGCAACGCTTGAATCAATGACAACAGCATTATTTACAGCAATACTAGAAGCTCCATTATTATAGGCTTGGACAAATACTTGACCTGACCAATAAAACCTATCATAAGAAGCTGCACTATTTTCAGCATGAACTAACCCACCTAAGAATAAAAAGGGGATAGCCAATAAGAATATTAATTTTTTCATTGTCTTTCTCCTTTCTATTAATAAGTATCAGGTGAGCCAGTAATGACTCCCTGACGTGCCATGTTAGAACAAACTAAGTTACCCGCCCAATACAGACGGCCAACCAAAGCATCTTGGTCAATTGGAGCAATGAAATCACGAAACACCATGTCACGTTTTGCATGAACAAGGAATTTCATGTATTTCAGATTCAGTAAATAAACTGTATTCGCAGGTGTGTTGTAATCAAACATGAACGGAACACCTTGGAAATACAAATGCTGAAATGCCAAATCCCCACTTTGTGTATTAGGTGTAGGCAAGTTGTAATTAATGGTAGATGTCAGAGAACGATGGAAGTTAATCCATGTAGCTGCTGTCATAATACCAAGAGTTGGAACTTCTTGACCACGAACCAAATTCACAAATGCAGTTCTTAAAGAAATCAAACCATTTGTACTCCAGTTAGTCGTACAAGTAGTTTGATAATTTTGCCACCATGTATAAGTAGCACGAGCCAAGTTACCTGATGTACCCGTTGTAGGGGTTGAGGAAACAAGGTTTTGTAAACCAGTGATACCTAAATCCGCTTCAGCATTAGCTGAGAAGATTTGAGTTGCCATCCCTGATTTCATGCCTTCCTGTGCAGTTTCAATGACAGTCGTAGCATAATCAATAATAGCTTCTTTAGTATCACCACCGTTAATCAACAATTTCTGACCAGTTAAGGTCACAGGAATTGTCAATAGCTTCCTGTTGTAGTAGGCTGACGTAATGGGATCTTCATCTGTATAGGAAAGATTTGTCAATCCAGAATAAGCTTGGACTGTTTGCATTTCCTTGAATACAGGGATATTGTACTGAGTACCGCCATTTTCATACTCTTTATTACCCATCTTGTCCAAAAGATACAAAACAGGGATATTCTGAGTAATGTTGTCAGCTACCTTTTGCGATATCAATGGATCTGTTATAGATCCAATCGTATCGTAATTGATAGTCTGCGTATTAAAAGCCATTTAATCCTCCAAGTTTATCGCTACTTCTTCTGCGACATCACTTGGGATATTAGATTCTTTAGAGTATGTTTCTTAACATCCACTTGTTGACCTGAACCTGTTACCCCTGAAGACGCAGAATCGTTAGCGTTGATTTTCTCTTTTAAACGATTCTCTTTTGTTTGTTCTTTACTTTTCGTCTTCAATATGGCTTCGTTAAGTTCGTCAGGATCGGCTAATACGTGAAGTATTTTCTTTACAGGAGCATCAGGGAATTTCTTCCCCTCCTCAATAATAGCTTCACGGTACTTATCGATAAAGGCCTTATCGTAAGTATCGCCTGAAAGTTTATCCAAAGCTTCGTTTAAGCTTTCGACTCTGCTCGATATTGTCTTATTTTGAACATAGCCTAATGCTTTCTCCGCTCTATCTAATCTTTCTATTAACTCTTTATAAGCAGGAGAATTCTTAGATTCCTCATTGATAATTCTCTCCAATCGTTCAATCCCCTTACGGGTATCTAAGTCTGGAGCTTCATCTTTGAGTTGGTCTATCTCCCTTTTAATTTCCTTCTTGATGTCGCCTTTGTTCTCATTGGCTTTGTTGGCAACTGCGTCTCTTATGATCTTAGCAGCTTCCGTTGGGGAAACTCCTAAAGCCACAATAGCGTCACGTTCTTTTTTAAACTCAGCCACTTCTTTGAACTTTGGAACATAACCGTCTTCAAGAAGTTTACCTTTTTTAGCTAAATAATCCTTGAACTCTTGCTTAGTCATATTGTCGGGTATATCAGACACATCTATTCCGCTTACAAATTCAGGCTTCCCCCCCGATTGCGTTTGCTCTGATTTGTTGTCTTCAGATTTCTTTTGGGTTTGGGAACTGACACTGTCGCCAATTACTTCCCTTAAGGTCTTATCGACTTTTGTTTCTGTTGTCATCTCTTACTCCTTATTGTTACTACATTATTACTTCTTTCCCATCATACTTGATTTACCCTTTGCATCTTTTCCTTCTTGACCTGAACCAAAATAACGACCAAAAGATGGCTCTGGTGTCGTCAAAGTGGAATAACCACTAGGACTAGCTAGACCATCGGCTTTAGGTACAGGCTTGCTAACTGGTTGGATTGTATCGGCCATGCGTTTACCCTCCATTTCTTATTACTTTTTTAGCCCTCTCTCTAAGTTTAGATTGAGGAGTATTCCTTACTACATCAACAACACTAGATTTTATAACCTTACGTTGTTCTTCCTTCTTTCTTTTACTGGACTGTTCCATTGATTGAATATCAGCTTTAGTCAATGGGTCGTTCTTAACGTCGTCATTTAAGCCGTTTCGTTTAAGATGGTCTTTCCATTGAGTCTTACTGTTAATCACCACTGGTTTTCCAGTTGTATTAAAATCAGTAAAGTTATACATACTTGCAGTACCATCTACCCCACAAAACTGAGGTTCACCGCAAATTAACTTTACTGCTAAACCTCTACACTTATTACAATGAACAACGGGTTTCTGTAACATCCCATGTATTTCTTCTTGAGTATTTCCACAATTATTACAAAAATAATCGTATCTCATATATTCATTTAAGAAGCAGTAACTGAATTAGGTCCTCTATTCTGTGCTGAACCTGCAACTGAACCCATTGTTGGTGTTGATTGCCTTACAATCTCAGGATTTGTAGATCTCATAGGAGGCCTTGCATCTCCTTTTTGAGGTCCTTTATTACCGTCCTGACCACCTTGTGGACCACCATTCCCACCTGTTTCACTACCAGGACCCTGTTTACCTGGCAATAAACCTGCAAACTTCGCATGATCTAAAATATGTTGCGCCAAAGCAGGTGTTCTGTTTGCTTGGGCATGTTCTTGTAAATGGATTTGATGATTATTGTTAGGACTTACAATACAGGGATGATTAGCTTGTAAAAATCCATTTTCCTCTTGGGCACATTTAATCTCTTCGTCGTCATTCGTAATTACCAATTTATCAACATCTTTTTCAAATTTGAATTTCTTAATTAAAGATTTCAATACTTCATCTTTCTTTAATCGTTCTGGAGCTATGCTTGACATAATAGATACTGCATCCAATAATTGTTTCTTATCTGTTGTTTCATCTTTCGGAGGAGCAGCGGATCCTGCATCAATAAATACTTTCATACTACGGATAACTCTTCTTCGTTCAACTTTATCTTCTGGTAGATCAGGCCACATCTGCTCACTAACCTTTTCACCAATAATCTCTTCAACCTTGTCTCTATCATAGAACTGCCAAACTAATTGCGCTAATTTACGGGCAATCCTTACTGTTAGATCCTCTATCACATCCTGTTTAGCTGATATCTTTAATTGTAAACCTTGAGCTCCCATCTTAGCCTGTGTAGCTGTCCTTTGACCTGGCTGTGGAGCGAACATAAGCTGACCCATATTGGTCGCTGACTGTAGGTCTTGTTGTATCTCTGCACCAACCTCGAATACCTGATTAGGTAAAGGAGGAGTAGCAGTCATTACAACACCTTTAATATCGCTTAAATATGTTATCTGTAGGGCATCAGAATTCTCTAGTTGGTTCATATCCTCTTCAGATAACATATCTCTTTGGGCCATAACAATAGCTGAAGAACGTTTACGCCATTTAGACATCTGTGTTCTTATATTAGACTGTTCTAATATCTGAGGAAGTATTGGTCTAATACAATTAGGTGGGTATGGATTAGCTTTCTCCTGTGAAGGTAATGTCTTCTCAAACATACAGTCATCAAAAGGAAAACCATCAAAATCATACGGCCAATCACCTGTCCTATGCCAATCATCCCCTTGCATGCTTAAGGTCATACGTTTTTGTGAACGTCTATCCCAAATATGGTATAAAGTAATTGTGGTTAATTCGCTGTAATTATCAACTGGAACTCCTGATGAATCATAAGGAACCTTCTGTAATCTTGTTCCTCCACTATCCTTTTGTGCTTCATAAGCCATTTGCAAATCATTTTTATTTTTATACTGAGGATTATCCAAAAAATCTCTCATGGCTATCTTTTCCGCTTGTATCATATACGGTAAGTCTCTCATACGAGGATAACCAGGAGGTATTAGAATATTCCACGATGGAACCCATGAAACAAAAACACTCTCTTCTTTAATATGATGGTCTAGAACCCCTTTTTGCTCAGGAAGTTCCTCATTTTTATCAGTCTTACTGTTTCCCAATATCGCATCTTTGATAGAAGTAATGATAGATTTTTGTTTGATCTCTTCATGTTTAGCCTCATCTTGCCCTATCTGTGCTGTGTATCCCTCCTTAATCCACCCAGGAGATGTAAGTAAACCAGATAAAATAACATCCTTAAACTGTTCCTTAAGCTCTAATCTTTTCCATTCAGAATTAACTACCTTCTCAAGTGTATTAGAGAATTTTTCCCATGAGTCTGTTTCATTCTTAAAAAATATATAAGGATCACGAAAATAAAGAAGAGGAACTAGATTAGTGACGTACCAATTAGCGAAATTAACTTCTACCCTATCAGAGTCAATTGTTGCCATTGTGTCTTTATACTTACAATTATAAAGGTCAATAGCGACATTCCATTCGTTGTGCATTTCTTTCTGCACACCTTCGCATTCCTTTATACGGCCCTTCCAAATATTTATTTCTTCCACCTTTGACTCCTAAGCTTATTACCCAATTTACGAGAAAATATCAAATGCTGTATCTGTTCTGAACTTAAGCCTGGTCTTTTATTCTTCTCACGCTCAATTTCTTCGTACATCTTATCCCACTCATCCGCTGTTACACCAGTACGTGTTTCTTTTCTTACTTCTTCTTTCTTCCCTACAATTAACTTCTCCTCAAATAATTGTGCCTGGCAGTCTAAGATATCGTCATGCTCGGTAAAAGGAAATTGCAGATACTCTAACTTTAACTCTTGAATAAAATTATGAACCTTACCATCAAACTTACTAACATAATACAATTCTGTTGGTAATAAAACATTACCTGCATGATACTGACCTACGAGCCTCTGTTCAATTCGATCCACTTTGGTGTTAGTTGAAGCTTTAGTTTCTTTGACAGGGAACCATATAGCTTCTTTTTTTTGTCTTTGTTCGATAATTTCAAGGTCGCCATGCCTTCCTCCAATAACTTCATACGAAACCCACTTTAAATTTTTTGCCTTACTGACAAACTGAAATAACAGATCTATCCTTTGGAATGACTTAATTTTGTCCCTAACTCCTTCGAGTAGGTAAGTTTTGCCTCTGCTATCAACTCCCCATCTTTCAATAACCGTATAATCTGACTTCTTTTTAATGGTACTTGCAGGGTCAACCAGTATATATTCAGCCAGTCCTGATGGGAGGGGTTCATCTTTCGTGCCATAATATTTTAACCATTCCTCTTTAAACTTAGCAGCCGATGGGTTTATCGGGTTTAACATATATTGCGTCTGGAACTGGTACGGACCAACGGATGGATCTGCAATCAACTTATCTATCGATTCATCATTCAATCGTTCTGGAAATACTGCTGTACCTCCTACTCTGGCAGGTATGAAACTTATATTAAAATCAGGCATCTTCATCAACACTGAAGAGTAAAGATCATTGAAGTGATATATAGTTCCTACCACATCCTCACGAGGAACCGCAGCTTTGTCAAAAAGATGTCTAAGCGAAGCATAATAATCTTTACTCGCCTGAATTTGACTCTCATTACTAACCGAATCCTTTGTCACCAAGTCGTCGCATTTGATATAGTCGTAATGCTGACCTGTTAAGTTTGTACCAATACCTGCGACCATCATCGTCGGCTCTTTACGAGGTCTTGTCCTTGCCTTGATCGTAAAACTATCCTCAGTACCGAACTCTATTTTCCCTACAGAATTAGGCTCAGGACAAAAGTCTTCAAAGAAATACCTGAATTGAACATTTGTCATTAGGTGATTTTTGATATTCCGAAGTATGTCCTGAGCCACGCTTATTGTATTACTCACAAGGAGTATACGAATATTAGGGTTATTAATAATCAAATAAATGCTATGACTCTCTGTAATAAGAGATGTCTTAAAGAACCCACGGCTCCATAGCCATAGTTTCCTTACCTGTGTATCCGAAATTTCCCTTACCTGAGAAAGAGCTTGTATCTGGCTCGTATGAAACGATCCTAAATCCCTGTACCCCAATAGCCAAACAAGTGCATCAAAATGTTTTTTAAAATACTCTTTTAAAAATTCTTTTCTATCAAAGTCATTCCCCAAACCTAACCACCACTGCATCTCTTGTGGGTTGAATCTAGCTAGTGTGTAGTCCTCAATTGTCTTACTTACGTGCTGCACGTTCGGTGCTGCCATTGACACGAGCCTCACTTACTTTAATTAAACCTGTACGCTGTCTTATGACTGGCATACCAGATAACTGACCACGACCTTTAGAACTGCGTGCCATACCTGTCTCCTTAATTAAAAAAATACATGTACCCAAAGAAGTAAAAAATGAATACTTTTACTTCACTTTCATCCCCTTCATCGACTCCCAGCTTCGGCCCTTTGCTGGTCCCTTTTTTCTTGTTCTTGCCATCACTCACCTCCTGTTATAATAATTATTAACTGTGTTAATTATATGTCACTACATACCCGTCATACTTTTCATACTCATACACGAGAGAGAGATACATCACTTCCATTGCGATCCTGTTGTTTATCTTTGGGACTGTACTGCCGTTCTTCTTCGCCATTGAGTATCCTCACCATGTCCTCGTAATTCTTATACGACACCCCGTTATCGCTATCGACCTTGACGTAGAACTCCTGTTGTGAATCTAGAAAATCTGGCGTATCGTCGAGCACTACATAGACAGACGGTTGATATCCTTCAACCACATGCTGTACCTCATACCCACGTTTACTTCCTTCATAATATGGTGTCTTAAATAATATTGGCAGGTTAAGCTCTTTACCTAACTGATGAATGTCCCAATACAAACGCCAGTCACTACACAAGCACAACACTGCCCCAGTCTCTTTTACTACCTCTTGTACTAAACCTATTGCTACTTTATCCAAATTATCAACCGTCTTTTTCTTCCCCAACACTACGTCAGTACGTGAACTATTGAGTACCCCATCTATGTCTAAGAATAATAGTTTAATAACTCAGCTCCTCATCGTCATCATCGTAACTGCCATCGTCCGTCTCATCATCGCACCACGCTTCCTCTCCATCGTCATACCCTGCCTCAAAGTCCAAGTCCCATACATCGTCTTCACAATACTCATAACCATCTACATAAATTGGCGGCACTACACTATTATCTCCGATTCATACTCCTGCTGCGTATCCACCTGTATCCGACGTACCTCTTGTAAATTAACTATAATCTCACACCCGTCCTTTATCACAAACGTCATGAGCGCCGTCCCAGGAAGTATATTCGGTGGTTTAACGCTGAACACCGTCTCGTTCGCCCCGTTCTTATACCCTACCTTTACACTGAACGTTACTCTCTTCTTTAATCCTGTTTGTATTTGGTCCATTTGCTTGTGTCCTTTAATCTAAAATGTAACTTACCATCCCTATCCCTGTCTATCCTGTTCCATATCGGCTTTGCGTACTTATACAATATTGTCCAGAATAGATATTTGTACTTTGCGTTCATTACTCATTAGAACTTATTATTTATTATAACTCATTATTCATTAAATTAATATCATCGTTGATGCAATCTTTGCTAATCATGGCTTTGTATAGAATACTTCCTATACATGCTAATTATCTCACGACCCTCTGGCGTATGCTCGAAATTATTGTTGATCGTAGTTCCATTACCCTTCAAATACCCTAACAACTCCATACCACTCGCAAAGAATTTATGCTGCACATTTAAATCTTCTACCGTATCAATAATATCTCCATCCCTATCTTTAATTGCTCTCGTCGCTGATAGTCCCCTCTTAAGACACTTAACGAAATCATCGACGGAGATGTTGTGCTTGGTGAGTATGGATTCTATCGTTGGCTTAGACGTGTCGTCGTCGTATTGATTATTTTTATCTATGGAGGGCTTTAATTCTAGTGAGTCTATAGTAATTTCTTTTTCACTCATACTTTTAATATGATATAAATTTTTGTTTTGTCAAATAAATTCGTAATTATTTTTATTTTATGTAATTTTTAGAACTCTTGTTGTTAGAGTGATTTTGTCATTAGTTTGAAAAATTTTGTAGCTAGGTGTTGGAGACTGGAGATATATATATGCCTACCCACCCCCGCCATGCGGGAGCTTGCAACACTCCAACTCAATCAATCACACGAACACAACACACCAGTCTAACGATACCACGATCACACAGCACAGCCTATGCTATGCCTTAGCCATGCCCTGCCAGGAGGGTATGCAGTACATAATTAGTATTATGTTAAGTTTTCTTACAAGGATTTGCTGCCATGATCTACACCTTAAAACGTGGTTATCACACCCCACTTTTAAGGCTGTTTTAGTGGTTAAGTGGTTCAATAGTCTATGTATATATAATATGCCTAAGCGTACTTAATTTGTACGTCATTTAAAACGCTATTATATATAGGGAAGGTTGTACACAATGGATACAATGGATACAATTTAATCTTTTAGTAGATATAAATAGATATATAGGTATATAGCAGTATAATAAAAATAGAGACTACAATAGGCATTTTAGCCATAAAATGGTGTACATTGACGACGGATTTATCATAAACAATTGATATTAAATGTTTTATAAAACGTACATGATTTTATAAAATACAATCCAAATCGTGTCGTATTAGAAAACAAAAGAGTTACAACAAAATTTAACTTTATAATTCTGAATTTTTTAATATTTAATAAATTTTTTGCTAATAATTATGTTCAAACTTAGCATGGCAAAATAGTTAAAAATAACACTTGACAAACAAACATGGCATGATATACTTAAATCAGATAGGAGAGTTAAAGACATGACACTTAGACTAATAAAAACACAGGACAGAGGGGGAATTCGGATCACCAGGACAGTAAATAGCCACTGGGCGGTTTTGGTAACTATTTGGATATACAGTATAATTTGGAGTGAATAACTAACATTAAAACGGGGGAAATTCAATGGACACTATGACACTATCACAAAGGGCGATTCAAACATTAAAGAAGGGCGATTTATTCAAAACATCATGGGGTTACGATCAAACAAACTATGATTTTTTAGTAGTGCTAGAAGTAAGTAAGACTGGAAAAACCGCCAAATGCCAAATGACTTCAGCTTTAAAGATGGGGCATGAAAATCAACATGATATATTAGAACCTATTTTTTTCCCTTATGGAGATATATTTACAATGCAAGTAAGGGAAGGATATACGGGCGATTTACAACTTAAAGGGTCATATCCCTTCTGTAATAATGGCAAGATGGATAATAGTAGAATGGATCGATTTACTAAATGTAGTCCAGGCGATCAATATCATCAAACTGATTGTATGAGTGGGCATTAATAAGTAGATACATTGAAGAATCAATATAACTATAAAGGAGTAAATATGATCTGTAAAAAATGCGGTGGTTCAGAATGTGAAGAAGATCGTTGTAGAAGTGAAAGATATAATCCTAATATTGAACCAACATGGTGTAAATACGTTAAAGTAAATGGCAATGAACACTATTTTGATATTTCGGATGATGGTATTACATGGAATCCGCTTTATGGTGGAGATGGTACAGAGAAAGACGTTGATGTATTTTTAACATGGGAAGAAATTGTTAAGATATTTAAAGAAGAAAAACAAGCTAGAAATAACTAACGCCTACGGGCAAGGGGGGAATTATGAACGCTAATAATTTAAAAATAGTAATCCAGGTAGTAGAAATTAATAGTAATGGAATGTGCAAGATTTTATCGCTTCAAGATATTGATAAGCTATACGAAGCAAAGAATATAGTCAAAACGGTCAACCTGCACGATAAACTTGTTGCTTTATTAAAAGAAGCACAAGAATTTTATACGTGGAATAGTGAATTAGGTAAAAAGATTGAAGAAGCTCTTAAAGTATTGGGGGAATAATGTACACCTACACAATAAAGTTAAACGATTATCCTATTCATCAATGCAAGGGGAAGCACAAGGCGTTTGAATGGATCCAGGCGGAGTTAAAACGTACGAATACGCTTGGGGTGTGGTTTGGTCTTAAGTGTGAGACGGACACGGACATATATACAATAGAAAGGACAATAAAATGACACCATATAAGCGCAAAGAGTTATTAACGTATACATATGTGCAAGAGGATAAAGATATAGCACGATCAAAATACATAAGTCGTACCGGTATAATCTGGGCATTAGCGTTACTGGTAACATTTGGTCTATTCTCGTGTACGTTGTGTCATGCAGCAACGCTAGATCAGTGGGCAGATGCGATCAATGTAACAGAGGGCAAAGGTTGTCATTATGGCATAAAATCTGTAAAGTTTAAAAACGACGTAGACGCTCGAAATATATGTAAACGGACAGTGAACCACGCATGGAGACTTTGGAGGGCTAAAAACGGCAATTCTAGCGATTTAACAGGGTTTATAGACTTCCTTGCTAACCGCTATTGCCCTCCATCCGTAGACTGGCAAGGTAATATCAATTGGAAGCGTAATATGACTATATTAATGGAGAGGATATGAACCGCCAAACACTCGCTAAGATTAAGGATAAGATAAAGAAAGCCAAACGTAAACCACTAGGGCGTGCAAGAACTATTGCCTTGCAGCGTAAGTTTAATAAAAGAAGGGAGAAAGAGAATAAGAATAATTGGAGCATGATATGTATATCACCACCTAAAGATAACGGCATTAAAGCCTTTGATGAGATCATGGGGGCGTATAGACCAATGAGCAAATATAAACCTGTTAGGGTAGGCGGTAAATCAAGTAAACAACGAACACACTTATAACACAAAAAAGGAGAACGTATGAATAAGAGTTTCAGAAAACCAATCCAAGTCAATATCACCGTCGAGGAATACGATTTATTATGCAAGATTAATGAGCATGAGCATATTTCTAATATTGAAATATTCAGACGGGGATTGTTGAGTTATGCAGACCACTATAAAATCTCATTGACAAAATCAGATGTAGTGGTATAGTACAAACATAATTTCGGGACAGCGGATGCAATTAGAAAAAAATACAAATAAATTAAATACTAGCCTCAATCGTTAATTCGGTTGGGGCTTTCTTTGTGCCCAGTGAGACTGTCCTCTCCGCAAGTGGCGACTCCCGTTGCCAGCTGGGCTTAATACCATGCTTATGACAGAAACCAAACAAAAAGAAAATACTTTCAAAGAAGATAAATTTAGACAATTAGCTTTTCGTATTGTCAATGGTCAAATTGGTCAATTTACTTATTGCATGGAGAACGATCAGATATATGTGTATGAAGAAGGATATTGGAAAGCATTAAGGGATATAGAATTTCTTTCACGAATAGAGAATGGCATTATAGATGCAAATGGCAATAAGGTAGTTACTCATTATGATGTGGTTAGAAGAAAGAAGATTATAGAGAATTTTAAAATACTCAGCTATAAACCTCTATCAGATTTCAATAAATCTCATTTGTTAAATTTTGAGAATACTATGTTTGATCCTATAGGATTAAATAGCGCCTCACATGATTATAAATGGTTATCTACAATTCGTATTCCTTATAAATATACCTTGTTAGCAGAATGCCCGTTATGGATTAAAACTATAAATGAGATACTTGAAGAGGATAAAATTAAAATAAATATACTTCAAGAATTCTTTGGGCAATGCTTAACCCGTGATATTAAACAAGAGAAAGCATTATTGTTATTAGGAGAAAGCCGAAGCGGTAAGTCTACGATATTAAATACTCTTCATCATATGGTTGGGGTTAAGAACTGCTCAACCGTTCCTTTAAAGTATATTCTTAATCCTGTTTATACGTCAATGATGATACATAAACTTATCAACTTTGATAAAGATGTTAGTAAGAAAGCGCAAGATTATGAAGAGGATTTCAAGAAGATAGTAACTGGTGAAGAGATAACTTCTAATGATAAATATGACGACCCTTTTGATTTTAAACCATTTTGTAAATTAGTTTTATCTGCTAACGAGTTCCCTCGCATTACAGATCATAGTTCGGCTTTTTATAATAGATTGATATTAATACCATGCAATAGAGTATTCTCTCCACAAGAACAAAACAGAAACTTAAGAGAAAAATTGTTGGAAGAATTGCCAGGAATACTCAATTGGTCGATTGAAGGATTAAAACGTCTGAATAAAAGAGGCATGTTTGAAGAAGTACATTTTATGAAAGAAGCTATCCAAGATTTAGAGAACGATAATAATCCTTGCAATATATTTTTTAATGACCATGTACAGATTGTTTTCGGTTCTTATATAGAGAAATCAATACTTTTTAAACATTATCAAGAATGGTGTTTAGCAAATGAGCAGCACAATGTTTCTCATATTATATTTTCTAAGAATATTCTTAAGAGATATAACAAGGAAACCATTAAAGATGCCCGATTATCTGTAGGCAGTAGAAATGCCATATGGCAAAATATAAATTTTGTTCAAGATAAAAATAGAGAACCAGTAAAAGTAAAGGAGAATTTACAATGGAAAGATTAAATGAATTAGAGAATGAAATAGTTATGGAATATGTAAATAGGATAATTGGAAGCATAGACCACAATTTGATTCAATTTAATGGAGGTATAAATATTACAAATTTACCAGTTGGAATTTCAGATATTATTATTAAATATTTGGTTAATTCTCCTAATGAAAATAAAAAAATAATTTTAGCTAGAGGATTGGAAGGAAAAATGATTGAAAAGGAATTATACGAATTATGTAAAGATAATGCGATTAGAGAATTTTTATTTAGATTAGATAATCAAAAACGCCCAACATAAGACCGCTGGCTACATATAAAGCAATGCCATAGGGCGGTTGGGCATAATATTATGACACGACGATTCCGTGAAGCAGTTAGGGCATATATTAGAGAGAAGCGTTTCAGGTTCAGGGAACGGATGAATAAGATATTAGGTAAGAAGGCGAGGAGGATATGAAAGAAAAATGGAGATTTATTAAATACTATAAGAATAGATATAGTATATCTAATTTTGGAAGAATAAAACGTAACTATTTTTCACATATTGATTCTATTGGTAGAAATTATGTATATAAAGAAAAAATCTTAAAA